CAGTCAATACTGTTAGTAGCGCCACCTAAAGCATCTACTGCTGAAGTTCCTGTTGCAGATGTTATATAGTTTTTAAAATTCTGTGCCATAATTTCCTTATACTAGAGTGCGATCGACATTGCAATCACAAATCCGTTAGTTGCTCCTCCTGATCCACTAGATGCTGCTGTTACTCTTCCTTTTGCATCTACTGTAATTGATGAATTTGTATAGCTAGCCGCTGATACTCCAGAGTTAGCTAGTGTTAATGCTCCGCCAGATGCGATTGTTGCATCGCCTGACATGTCTACTTCTTCAAATGACGTACCGTCTGCAACTAACATTTTGTTAGCTGTATTTGTTGGTAATTTTAATTTAGATCCAACAGTCAAATCTCCTATCGTAGACAAATTTGAATTAACTTTGTTACCAATGCTTGTAATATGGTTACCCATGTATCCATGCGAAGAACATTGATAATATAAAATGTTAGGTGTTTCTGAGTCTACAGCAATTTGTATATAGTCTCCTGAACTACCACCAGAACCACTTGTTGTTACTCCAGTTGTATATGCTGTGGTTTTATCTGCTTCTAAATAAAATTTTAATGGATGTCCTGAGTTACTAGAATCTGAAATATCAAATTTGTAGTAATATTTTCCGCCTGTATCCACACCAGAAAATCTTAATGCTGGTGATTCTAATCCATCAAAAAAATATGCACTACTACTAGAACTTCCCCCTGCTGGATAAGGATGATTACTTGTTTTAGTACCAACTTTAACAGTAATTATTTTTGGCGCTGATGAAGAACCATATTCTTCTGGAAATGGTAAACTAATCTTTGCACCTGGTACAGTACAGAATACTTCTGTTGCACCTGCAAAGTTTACAGCAGCATCACTATTAGAACTGGAGATAATATTAGTTCTAGCAAGTGTGCTTGCTCCTGCATTTAAAGTTCCAAAACCAACTTCAAAGTTATTTGTTCCTGTTTCAAAGATACAGTAATAAGTAGTATTGTCTCCACCGATACCAGCAGCAAAAGTTTCAAAACCTGAAACTGCTCCACCTAGTGTAAACGTACCTGTTCCAGTAGTTGCACTGGATTCTTTTACCCTATCATTTAATTTAAACGCCATTTAAAATCCTATGATGATGTTAAACTAATAATTGCATTACTAGCAGTAGAAGGATCAGGAAACGAAATAGTGAAGTCACCATTCGTTGCTGTTTTACTTCCACCGAAATCTAAAACTACACACAACTTATCTCCTTGATCGTCATTATATATCGCTGCAAAAGCTGCAGTGAAAGTTGCGCTTGACCACGTTACATCTGCAAAGTCTACAGACGTAGTTGCAGTTGTAGCTACAACAGCTTGACTACCTAAAGCTTTTCTAACATAGTTTGAACTACCTGCAGAAGAAACTTCATTAGTAGTTAAAGCAACTGTGCTAGACGTTGAGTAAGGATTAGATGTGTACAATGCTATTTTAAAGCCATCTCCGCCATTCGCAAAGTTATGCGTTCCTGACATCAATTCACCTTTAAAAGAAAACGGTACTACGTTTGCCATATTTTATCTCCTTAATATTATGGTGATGGTGATTTTAAAGGAGTACGAATAACACCATCTTGATATTCGTCTCGGCGTCTACGACCTTGTTGTTCGATCGCATACGATTGAAGAGCCTTTTGATAAGACTGCATATAGTATTGTAACATATCTGCAGGACCTTTCAAGTATCCATATGCTTCTACCAGACATCCATATAAAAGTAAATCCTGATATTTGTTGGATATATAAGTTCCAGCTGTAGCTGCCGGAGCTGCAGATGGAGTTGTTGTATTAGTTATACTTATTGGTTGTTTTACATATGCTAATGTAATTTCATAAGTAGAATCAGGTGTTGGTGCAACCACCCAAAATTCCGCATCCCAATTTGCATAATATTTAGGAAAACCAGATTGAGTGCTTGGAGTATCATAATAAGCTGCCATGTAACTTGTATCTTTTTTTTCTAAAAATACTTGATCTCCTGCAGTATTTTTTAATTGTGCATATCTTATAAATCTTAAATCAGATGGAATAGTTACATACCTATTACCTGTAACTAACTGTGATGTAGCATAAAATCTATTATCATCAGAATCAGCTTCTCTATAAATTTTGTTTTCTGTGTTTTTAATTATGGTGTCTAATATTGAATCTGACAAGACTGAATCGTCAACTTCTGTATAATTTCTAATATCAGTTCTTAAATTATCTAAAGTATAAGCCATTACGCTACTATCTCCTGACAAGCTTTACAGCTTTTTCTAAAATAGAGATGCTTTGGACAATGCTCTGGTTTTACTTCTTCATAAAGAACTATATGTGGATCTTGTTCTTTTTTAGCAAAAAAACTTTTAACCCAATTCCAAATATTTTTAATCATTACATTACTCCTCTAAACATTGGACTTACAAATGCGTTTTGTCCACCACCTGTTATATTACCAACTGCGTTATAAGGCAAGGTTACAGTGAACCCAGTATTAACTGTTTTTGTAGCTGGCATAGCACCCGTATTTTCTGTTCTTGTAGTTACAGATTGTATTTCTAATCCTGGAAAAACAGATGAAGCAATATGTGCAGTCGCTGTAGTGCTTTCATTTGTTACACCTCTAAAAGGAGCATTAGTTCCTCTAGATAAACCTGTTATTGTTGTTCCTCCAGATTTTCCTGTATATTGAATAACTTCTCTTTGAATAACTGGGACATTGTCTGGATTAGTTGCAGCAGGTTCAGTTGGACTTTGAATAAAGTAAAAACCTGAAGTTGGAAAGTTAGTATTTGAATCTAATGTTGCTGATGTATCTGCAGCTGCCATTGCAGTTGTAGCTGCAAATAAAGGAAATAAATTAGAACCTATACCAAAACTTTGAGTAGGATCATTGCTTGCACCATCAAAAAATAAAACAAAATCTCCTACTTGTAAAGTATGATTAAGTAAACTTACAGTCAAAGTTGCACTTCCATTTGTAACTGTAAAAGGATTATTTGGTAATGCTATAGCTGTAGGTAATTCTGTTCTATCTGTTCTTGTATTTAATAATGAAACACCATCAGCTCCATTTGGTTTTGGCTCTAGCTGTGGTTGCTT